ATCTCGGCCTTCAGCGTGGCCAGGAGCGCGTCCTGGTCCACGGGCGCGTCCTTCTTCGCCGGACCGGGCTTCGGCGGCTGGGTGCCGGTTCCGGTCCCCGTGCCCCCGGCCTGGAGTGCGGCGCGGGCCAGCCGGTGCTTGCGCGCGTTGGCGTTGGCCTTCGTCAGCTTGGTCTTCAGGCCGCCGGTGCTGTCGCTGTAGAACTTCGCCTGCTCGGGGGTGAGGCCCGCCAGGAACTCGGTCTCGGGGTCGGTGTCGTCGTCCGAGTCGTCGGTGTCGTCATCCCCGGTGTCGTCATCGTCGTCCGAGTCGTCGGTGTCGTCATCCCCGGCGTCGGTGTCATCGTCCGAGTCGTCGGTGTCCAGACCGTCCAGGTCGTCGTCCAGCTCGGTGGGCTTGGGCGCCTTCGTGCCGGTGGTGCGCCGGACGCCGTTACCGGCCTTCGCGCGGGTTGCCACACGGGCGGTGCGGGAACGTCGTGACATGTGATCTACCTCTTCGGTAAGCGGCCCCGTGGGGCTCAGGTTGAGCGGGTGCGGGCAGTGCGTTTCAGCGGGTCGCCTTCGAGCTTCCGGCGCCGCTTCACTTCGCGTTCGCTGCGCTGGAGCACGGTCTTGGGGAGCGCGGTCCCGGCCTTCAGCAGCCGGGCCGCGGCCTCGGTGCGGGCGCGGTCGCTCTCGCTGGGCAACGCGTCGAAGCGCAGCACCGAGCGTTCGGCCTCCCGCCACAGCGGCTCGGCCATGGTGAGCGCGTCGTCCAGGTCCACGGCTCGGGTCTCGCACCGGCACCACGGGTGCACCGGCACCTCCACCCCGCCGCTGGGCAACTCCTCGTCGGTGCCCGAGGTGAAGTTGCGGATCACCTCGAAGCTGCCACCCGGCTCGGCGATGGCGCCCGCGTAGCTGGTGCAGACCAGACACGCGTCCCGCTCGGGGACCAGGATGCGGTGCAACCCCTTGCGGTCGGCCTCGGCCCGCACCCCCTCACCGTGGGCACGGGATAGCTGGGTGGACGCCTCCCGCTCCAGGATGCGCTGGGCGCGCAGGGCCAGGGTCTGCTGGTCCAGGATGCCCTGGTCCAGCATGGTGACCAGCTTCGCCAGCTCGGCGTTCCACCACTTCTTCAGCGCCCGCCGGTCGCGGTAGTGCTGGACCGGTGCCGTGCCGCCGGACTCGGCTACCCCGGCTCGGTACGCGCGGTTGCGCGCCTTCTCGAACTCCAGCGGCGCGGCGTGGAACGCGGTCTTCAGAGCGGCACGGAAGTCCCGGACCGAGAGTTGCTGGGGAGCCCGGTCCGGAACCTTCCGCTCCTGCCCGGCCAGCGTCGGGGGGTACTGGACGGGAAGCTTGGGGACCACGCGGCCGAGGAGACCCAGGATCAGGTCGTCGGTGGTGGTCACGTGGTCAGCCTTCCAGTTGCTTGGTCGGAGTGACAATCTGCTGGAGCAACTGTGACACACCGTCGCTCGGGATCACACCGAGCTGGGCCGCGGCGCCGAAGTTCTTCGCCGCGGTGGATACGTCCACGGCCACCTTCGCCTTCGCGCCCGGCCGGTCCTCGGGAGCCTGCCACGTGGCCACCTCCTCGGCCGGGTACCCGGCTTCCACCCAGGCCGGTTCGTACGGCATCCCGGCCTCCTGAGCCGACTTCGCCTGGGCGTGCTTCTCCTCGGGGGTGCGCTCCTGGACCGGCTTCCAGATCAACCGCACCAGGACCCCGCCCAGGTCCAGGATGTTGTTCGCGATGAACTCCAGCGCGTCCACCAGCGCGGTGTCGAAGTCGAACTGCCGCGTCTCGCACTTGGCGTTGTAGGCCTGCTGGTGCTCCTTCTTCGACTCCCCCGAGGCCGAGGCCGCGGACGCGTCGAAGTAGTCCAGCGGCGTGACGCTGACGACCGAGGCGAGGCGCATGAACATAGACAACGGGTCCAGCAGGTTGTTCACGGACGCGGGCAGGAGCTGGCCCACCGCGTCCGTGTCGTAGAGGTTGGCCAGGGAGCCGGGCTCGGCCTTCACGCGGTCCTTCTCGCGGGACCCCACGGTGTCCTCTCCGAAGACGTCCGCGCGGCCGGGCTTCAGGTTGTCCCCGCTGCTGATCGTGCGCCACCGGAACGGGATGCCGAAGCCGTCGATGCCCTCTGCGAGGGTGGCGATGTCCTTCACGATCAGGTTCTGGATGCCGTAGAGGCACTTGTGCTCGGGGAAGCCATACGGGCGCTTGGTCCTCAGGTGGAACACCGGGAAGCCGCCGTACCCATGGCGCACCACGCCCGGCCCCGCGGGCTCCTGGCCGGGCTCCAGCTCCTCATCGGGCGCGTCGGGGGCGTCCTCGTCCACGAAGGGCTCGAAGTGCGCATCGGTCTCGATCGCGCTGTCCTGCACCGTGGACACGAGCTGCCGCACCTCGGTGGCGTCCACGATGGTGACGCGCCGGTACCAGGTGTCCTTGTCGTCCCCGGAATCGTCGCGCCGAACCAGCCACGTGCGCACGAACCGCAGCTTCCGGCGCTCGGTCTCGGCGTCGTAGAACAGCCGGGCGCCCAGCGGTGTGTAGGCGATGGCGTCCACGCCGTCCGAGCCGGGCGTCAGGTCGTCATAGGTCAGCTGGTAGGAGTCCCCGAACTCCTCTGCGTACTCCAGCGCGTCGCTGAACACCTGACGGATGCGGTTGTGGTCCCAGACGTTGGTCTTGAACGTCGTGGCGGCCTGAGTCGCCTCACCGCCGGACTCGGTGGTGACGGTGAAGCCCAGCACCTCCAGCTTGAACAACACGGCGTCGACTGCCCGCTTCGCGATGTTCACATAGAACTTCTCGGCATTGGCCCCCAGCTTCGCAGCCACCTTGGGGTTGCTGAACAGCTCTTTGACCTTCTCGCCTTCGTAGTAGTTCTGGGCCTCCAGGTACCGGACATCGGCCCGTGCGATTTCCTTCAGGTCGGACACGATGGTCACGTGGCACCCCTAGACGTAGGACTGGCTGGTGGATCGGCGCTGGCCGGGGATGGTCTTGGGCAGGAAGTACCGTACCCCGCTGCCGATGGCGTCCACGATGTCGTCGTGACCCTTCGGAAACGCGATCATCTGGGCCTCGGCCACGGGCAACGGAGTCTCGTGTTCCACCCGGCCCATTTGATAGTCGTTGAGCAAGTCGGCCGCCCGCTGCTCCTTCGCCTCGTCCTGGTGGATCGTGGCCACCCGCACGGGCATCGTGTGCAGAATGGCCCGCCACGTGTCGCCACCCTGGTTGGTCTCGATCAGGATTCCCGCTATCTCGGGGAAATTACCCATGATCTGGAGACACAGATTCCGTAACGGTGTGCCGGGCGCCACCTTGACTTGTCGCGCCATTCGGACACGGCATTTCTGGAGCGCCTTGTTCCCGGCTATGACAGCCAGGCCCGTGTAATCCGACTTCTCATTCGTGGTCACGGCCGGGTCGATACTCAGGATGGTCATGGTGGCCGGGAACGTGGACCCGTGAGGGATGTCCTCCTGGCTCCAGTACAGGCCGTCCATGGCCATCGGGTCGTTGGCGTAGTTGAGTCGGTAGGACCGGGTGTGCTCGATGGACTCCAGGAACTCCAGGGACCACTTCTCGGGCCACAGGGACGCGCGCTCCCCGGTGTCCGGGTCGGTCACGATGGCGTCGTAGTGGTGCACCTGGAAGCGCTCATCGGTCACCCACTGCTCGGGCTCCTCGCCCGGCTCGCTGACCACCTTGACCAGGTCGTGGGTGATGCTGCCCGGCATGGTGACGGTGCCGCTCAGCTCCACGCGGGCCTTGACGGCCAGGGGCAGGATCGAGTTCTGGAGCGTCGCCAGCCGCTGCTCCTTCTGGTACAGGCTGTACTTCGCGCCATCGGGCTCGATGTCGTCCAGCAGCAGCATGTCCGGTCGCCGATCACCGACTTTCATGCCGAGGCTGGACGCGTCGATGCCCTTCGCCGCGAACACGAAGCCGTTGCGCGCCAGGTACATGCTCTTATTGTCCGAATCGGACACACCTGTGGTGCGTCGGCTCGGGGTGCACAGACGCGGGAAGTCCTGCTGTAGCAGGGAGTTCGTCTCCAGCTCCCGTTTGAACGTGCGAAGGTGCATCTCGGCCTGCGGCCCCGAGTCTGCGAAGGCCGCGACGAAGTGCAGGTGCTCGTGTGCGGCTGCCCACGCGGGCAGGATCAGGAACTTCCAGGTGCTCTTGCCGGACTCGCGTGGCGCGATGTCGGCGTGGCGCTCGGACATCGGCTCGGGGTTGGGCCGGGTCCAGCGCAGTGCCCGCGCGGCCAGGTCCACATGGAACCGGGAGAACGTGATTGGTTCATTCTCGCCGTCGCGCAGGTGGTGCGGGAAGTACCAGGCCGCGAACAGCAGCGGGTCCCATTTGCTCAGCTTCGCCACCGCGGCACTGATCTGCTCCCGCGGCAGGAGCCACACGGCGTCGGGCACCCCGGCCATGACGTCCGCGATGGTGACGCGGGGGATCACGATCGGCTCGGGTGCCGAGGTCCGGCCAGGGGTAGCGGCACCACGTCGTGCGAGTAGTGCAGGTCGAACCACTTCCCGGTGATCCGTGTGCGCAAGGCTGCTGCGATCTCGGCCCATTCCGGGTCCATCGTCGGAGGCCCGCCAGGGCCCCAGCGCACGCGGTACTCGGGCTCGGTCACAGCTCCTCCCCCAGGGCCTCGGCCCGCTTACGCTTGACCAGATCCTCCACAAAGGACGGAAGCTGGGTGATGCTGACCTCCTGGCGCTCGGGCGCGTCGATGCCGAGGAGCTTCGCGCGCCGGGCGTCCAGGTCCGCGACCACCTTCGCGGCGGCCAGGATCGGGCCGTGGTCCTTCACCGGCAACGGCTGCCCGGTCTCGGGGTCCACCATCTGGAGCTGGTCACCCTGGTGGAACACGTAGTGCACGCTGGTGAGCACCACCATCGCCGCGTTCGTGGCCGCGTCCAGCCGGGCCAGCATCTGCTCCCGGATGTCCCGCGCCGGTTCGTCCAGCACCCGGCTCACGTGGCGGCTGATGGCGATGCCCACGGTGTTGACGTGCATGTGCAGGTGCCCGGCTATCTGCTCCCGCGTCCAGCCCAGCGTGCGCAGCCTCATGCACTCGGCGTCGCGCTCCACCGATTCGTCGGACGGGGCTGCCTTCGCCCTGCCCCGACGCACCGCCTTCGCCACGGGACCGGTGCGCTCGGGCGGGATCACCTCGGAGGTGCGTCGCGGGACGTGGGGCTTCGGCCCAGTCTTGGCAGGAGGGGTGGTGCGCTCGGCCACGGGTACCTCCGTCCTGGGGCTGTGTCGGCCGCTGACGGCCTATCGGGGGTTGGCGGGTGTCCAGGGGCCGGAACCGGCTCAGGGCTTCTCAGCGGCCTTCTGAGGCTGTCCGGGTACCCGCTTGGTGAAGCAGAGCTTCCAGCACCCGAACTCCTGGTCCACCGGTGGCAGTTCCGCGTTGACCCAGTACCCGTTCCGCACGGCCCACATCCGAGCGGCCTTCAGCGCGGCACGGGGAGTCTGGTCGTGATCGATTCCCTTTTGCAACGACCACCAGTAGCCGTCCGCCCATTTCGACCAGTCGATCTGCCCGGCTCGGGTGATGGT